CACGTATGCTCCAGTACGCCGCACTCAAATTCTTCTGTCCCCTAACGCCCTTGAGCACGCCACCCATCCTGGCCATAAATGATCTCTGCCTCGCTGGTATGTTCTTCTTGATACGCATATTGGGATCACCGAATCTAACCTTCTTGATGTTGCCCGTGGATGTGTTCTTTACATAGACCGCAAACTTCTTGCTCTGTCCCGGTGTCCTAAACGGTTTGTTGAGTGCTACTGTCCTGCCCTGGTACTTGGCCATCTGTGTCTCCGAATCGTTGTGCTAACTCTGGGTGTAAATCTTTGATCTCTTGGTCCGTGTATCCCGCCTTGATCATTTCCCTTAAGTGTTTGATCAAGTCATCGCTGTTAGCGACAGGTGTGTGTGTCATAGCGGTCTTTTTGTCCGCCATCATTTCATTTAACTCGTCTTCGTCTTTAGCCAATAATTCTAATATTTTTTGATCGATTACGCTCTTAACGTCCGGGCTCGCAGTTGTGAGATCCCTCTGTATAACAGCCGCTTTAGACAAGATGTCCATATCGAGATTTTTATCCCTAATGTGGAATGCCATCGGGTACTTGATCTGTCCATCAAACACCTGTCCCTGCCACTTGGCCCAGAATCTAAAGAACTGTTCCTCGAACAGTTCCAGTTGCTTGGCCTTCTCGCACAACTTGGCGTCCAGCAATAAAAACTCTGACATCATCGCCACACCACTCATCTGCCTTGTCTCTATGGCTCGGATCGCCCCCATATGACTCATCCTGTCAATTGCTTCTATCTTGCTGTCTATTGATTTGAGTATAGCATCTAAATTAGTTCCCGAGGGCTGTAGCAAATATGGACGCAGTGCCCCGTCAGTCTCGTTGGGTATGGTTATTATACTGCCCGCACCCGCAGTCGCCTCAACGTCTGGTGTTTTGACCAGCGTCGGGTGGTTTGTTAATCTAATCAATTGTTCTATCTCTGAAAGCTCTGAATAAATCGCCATCTGTGTGTCAGCAACATCACCTATGTCCGATACGCCTATGCCTCTGATCGGGCTCCTCGCCGCATAGCACCACACGGCCGGTATCACTCCGATTGGGTTGGGTTTAGTGTCTATGACCTCCGTGGTCTTCTGTGCTTTAGGGTTGTACTCCTCTAAAATTATCTCGTCCTTGGTCCAAGTCCTCAAGTAGTACCTCGTAGCACCCGCATAAGTCTTGTCATCCTTCTCAAGCAGTTGTAAGTATTCTAACTCGTAGTGTCCATTGGGCAGTCTCTTCCAGTTCCAGTTAATCACGTTCTCGGGCGTGTATAGCGTCGCATATGGTCGAATGCCCTGCTGTAGTTCTTCAGCACGAGTGCCTACTACGGTCTCGGGCCTGTCTATCAACGCCACACAATGACCATACACCGTGCTCATAAGATTGATGTCTCGCATAAATGATGCCCAAGTCCTGCCCTCCATATCGCAGTCCTCTAAAAAAGCCTCCATTTCCGCTGACCCATCTAATGTGCCGAAATCCCTTTTAGGCTCGTTCCTGTATATGAACGAGTTGTAAATGTGTGTTATGCTCTTAACGTGGTTGTCAAGCGGCGTTTGAGCAAGCCTCCCGATGTATTCGGGCTGTGTCTCATAGACGTACTTGGTCAAGTAGTTGCCCTGCTTGTAGTGGGCGCCACCTAAATACGAATTGATTAAAAATTTCCATCTGTTGATGTAGTTGATGTATTCGTCGTGTGCTGGTAAGCCTGCTAAAAAATCACTGCCGTCTGTAGCATTCTGGTCTATGTTCGTAAAACTATAATCTGCCATATGTTCCCTCTAATTGTACGTTAAATCTCTTTTGTGGTGTGTGCTGTACGTCTCTCTTGATTGGGTACAAATAACTTACCAAATAACCTACAGCATCTCCTAAATGATCTATACCGTTTGTTTTGTTAGGCACGCTTGTCCCCTCTTTGTATGTTTGCTTGACGAAAGTATTTATTGTACTTTTACATCTCGGCGAAATAAACAAAGTCCTTGATTCATTAGCATTACACAACTTACTATTAACGCTGTTGATTCTATCCCTCACCGCCATATGGCTCTTCAACACCTTACACACGAAACCGTTGTTCTGTAAAATGCTCAAGTCAGTCTTGCCCCCAGCACTCGTACGTCTCTGTACGCAACTGGGGTCTGGGAATGCCATAATCTTTTTATTGGGATACCTGTTCAGTATTTCATCACAAAGTTCTTGTGTGTCGCTACCAAATATTCTAATCTCATCTACTATGTCGATCACGTTGTTCCTGATCACTGCCACTATGGCCGAGATGGGTGAAACGTTGAAATCTATGCCTAGGTAAAGTATCTTGTCGTCCTCTGTGATCGTGCTGTGCCTCACGCTGTGCTCTCTGTCAAAACTGCTGTATATGAGTCCCGAGTACGTCTCCCACGTCGCCTCGTACTCCTGTCTAAAAACGCTCTTGCTCAAATCGTTCTTGGCCTGCTGTATCTCGTTCTCATCTACCCAACCACCCTCTGCTGTTGTGAATAGATGACTTGACCATTCCTTCTCCGCTGGGTCCTTGCCCTTTTGATACAGATCGTAAAACCAGTTGTGTCCCTTGGGTGTGCCTGTGAATAGCGCCTTGCCTTTAGTGTCCGATAGCGTTGGTCGAAGCACTTCAGTCCAAGATTGCTCTGAAACGTCAGCCGCTTCATCGATGACCAAGTAGTTTATACCAACCCCACGCAGTGAGTCCGGGTTGTCAGCACCTCGGAGACTTATTATGCTACCGTTCTTGAGCACGCAAGTCAAGTCCGCCTCATTAAATTTCTTAACCCATCGCAGTTCCGATAGTTTCTTCTTAAGTTTCATCCAAGCAATCTGTCTCGCCTGTCTGTATGATGGGGCAACGAACCAACAAAGCGTATTGGGATGCCTCGCGTGATAGCATAGTTCCCTTATGGCTAGTGTTGTCTTCCCGAAACGTCTCCCCGACACAAGTATCTTAAATCTGGTGTCGTCTTGTGCTACTGCTGTCTGGGGTTTAGATAGTTTCATCTGTTATTCCTGCCAAGGTAGTGGCGTGTTGCTCTCTGTGTCTATAGTGTTGTCTTTCTGACCCAGCAACTGCTTCCCGAGCCAAATCAACATCCTCACGTCCTTCTTCTCTACAGCCGCCTCGAACTGGGCACGTCGCAAACTCTTCTTGCCTTCCGCCCTGCCCTTGTCAATTATTTTACTGAATCTTTTCTGTAGCGTTGAAACACTGGTGCCAACCACGTCCGCGATCTCTTCATACGTACAATGAATGCTGGCCAGTTTAAAAACTATGTCGTGATCAATTTTGTATTTCTTCTCTGTCATTATAAATGTTTAGGCCCTACTATGATCCTAAATCTCCTGCTGTCAGTGTCGCCATTGGTTGTGGTTATCTGTACGTCTATGTTGTACTCGTTGCCCGTGGTACCGCCCTCTAATCTCACATTAACGACCGCACCCGCTACAACCACGTCCGTGGCCGCATCCGTGGGCAGTGCTATTGGGCTTGAATCACCCGTTATTGATTCTATGCTGACCGACGCTGATGATATAGCGTCTCCGCTGTTCAAATAGTCGCCGTAGTCTATGCCATATTGTATGTTGGCGTTGGGGTGTTTCTCTATGTAAGCACCTTTGTTGTCCCGTCTAAATCCTGTTAAATTTGCCATTAGGCTTCGCTCCTCACTTTAGGGATACTACTTCTATTTTTAAACGTGGGTTTAAATATTTTTCTTGTTCGTGTCTCTTCCGGCACTTGTAGTTTCCTTGTTTCAGTATTTACACTATTTAAACGTGTTTCGCCTTGAACTTGTGCTAATCGCGTTTCTATGGGCACTACCAACGTTCTTGACTCCAACGGCACCGTGAGTATGTTCCAAGGGTCAGCGATGGTTATAAGCCTAGCAAACGATAACGTGGTGTTAAATGCTACATATGAAGCAGTTATGTCAAATGACACGTTAGCGTTAGCCTGTAGCGTACTAACAGGTGCTAATAGTTTGATTATGTCATACCGCACATTAGCATCAACGCTTGGAGCAAACGCACTAGATATTGATGTGCTGGCCTTGAACGACACGTTAGCGTCAATGCCCAACGTGTATGCCGTGCTAAATGTACCTGTACCCAAGTGTAATATGCTACCTATGAACGTTCCACTGAACGCAGAGTCAATGGCCTTGGACCCATTCCTAAATCTAATGTAATCTATGTCAATGCTGGACGATACAGCAAGATCCTTGGGTGTTGGTATGCCCGTGGTGTAGTTTGCCTGTGTGCCAACTGAAGCAGATGTCAGCAACGAGCCGGTGCCTCCCGCTACCAATCCACCATTACAGCTCAAATCAAACCCAGTGCTGTAAATGATCATTCCAGGGTGCCACTTGCCCCCGAACCATTCGTTCCAAGTCCTGTCTATTACATCGCTCTCCGCAAAGTCATCCCAAGTGTAGTCGTCCTGCTCTCCCTCCTCCAAAGGATCAAAAATTATACCACCAACGCTGATGGTTGATGTTATGGCGTCAAAGTCCGCACTGCTGTCCGAGGAGACATTTCCATTCACACCCAAAGACGCTGACGCTGACATCGTGTCTGCGATGCTGTGTGTTTGATTGGCGTTGATGCTGGTTGTTATTGCTGATGCTATCGCTGTGGTGCCCGCTAACGACAAGCCAGCATTAGTACTAAAGCCGAAACTGGATGACAGCGATGCCGTAGCAAAGTCAAACTTCTCGGCACTCACGCTAACGGTGAATGTGCTTGACAGAATTGCCCTAACGTTGCTGACCTCCGCCTCGCAACTTAAGGTGAATGTTGATGCTGGTAAGTCTAAAGCATCTATGACGTAATCAATGGCTACGAAGCCATCTAACACATAATCACCCGTGGTCGCTATGGGTGTCGTGTATGACTCGGGATCATAGTACGTCGGACTGACGTATATGTCCGGCTGTATGCCTATGCCTTTGATAGCCACTGGGCAGTCTCCTTGTGTTTAAGGGACTACGCCAAACTAATTGTTAGGTTGCCCGTTGTGATCTGAAATGTGTCTCCCGAGAGCACCTCTTTAGCGTTATCGAGTTGTCCGTAGTATAACACGTTGCCCGCGTGTGTAGTTGAACCATCCGGTGTGAATGCCTCGTCCATAACCGCTATACAGGTTATAGTTGATCCAGAACCCGCCGCGTTGTCGTAGTTGGCCGTGGCCGTGTCAAAAGTACAGTTCGCACTTGACGCCGCTGATCCACCCGATGCTGCCGCAAAAGATATTGTCTTCCTAACATAATCTCCGCCTGTTATCTCGTAGTAGCCCCAGTTGCCTGCTGTCCTGGCTCCCGTTCCTGCTTCCAACGCCGCTAAAACGTCAGAGGCTGTGCCCGAGAACAATGCTATTGTTAGTGTTGATGGTTGTGAGAATGCCGTGTTCCTCAATGTGTGATCGAGTAAAGCATCTTCTAGGTAATTACTTGCTGATGACATTTTGTTGTCTCCTTTTGTGTTTTGTTAATTAACGATAATATTTATAAACCTAAGCCACTTTGACTATGCGTAGATATGAGTCGTTGTCTATGTTTCCTGACGTTATGTTGGGGGCGAACGTGGCGTTGTGCTTGACCCTAAACGTGTTGCTGGTGCCCACTACATCTAACTCACCAAAAAACATCAAACCATCTAAAACGGGACTGCCGTTGTATTGGATCACGGTTATGGGATCAGCGTCTGGGTCCTGTAGTTCAAAGGGAGTACCCGACCTGACGGCGGCACCGCTGAAGTT